AGCTCCTGCGGCGGCACCCCCAGCATCGTCACCAACTTGCCGAGCGCATCCACCGTCTGCGCCAGGGACCTGGCCGACGTGTCCCGCCACACGACCTGGGCGGCGATGTCCTGCCACGACGCGGAGTCGCCAGAGGCGAGAGCGGCCAAGCGCAGCGTCTGCTCCCACGCCTCCCCAAATAGAGCCTGCCGTTCCCCTGTCTTGCGGTCGAGGCCATCCCGCGCCGCCGCCAGTGCCTCGGCGGACAGATTCACCATGTGACCGAGCAAGTGATACGGCGGCACCTGCGACAGAGTCGCAATGTGCCGGACCGTCGCCTCGCGGGAGTCCAGGTAGCCCTTGAGGTCGGTCTGCCCGAACTCCCCGAATCGCGTGTCCGCGTCCTCCGCGACGAACAGGCCATCCACCCGGGAGCGGAACGGCTCGATCGGATTTCCATCCTCATCCATCGGCGGGGCCATGCCCGTCACCCAGCGCTGCCGGAACGCCGCGTACTGCTGCGCCATCAGCAGGTTGAACGTCGTCATGTTCAACTGGTCCTGGGCGTCGATCAGGGGCTCGACTTCGCCGATCACCCCGTCGCCGTCCAGGTCATCGGAGTTGATGAAGCGCACCACCGGGCAGACGCCGAGCTTGTGCTCCTGCACCGCATCCGGACCGTCCAGCCGCAAGGCCGAACCGTCCGCCGCCGCAGTCAGCGTGTACCGGGCCTGATCGTCATAGACCCGCACCACCCGCCGCTGCCCCTTCGCCGTATTCTCCAGCCGGTCCTCAACCGCCAGCACCGGCCACTCGTCATTGACCGGATCCGCGTACAGAGCAGTCAGACGGCGCGGCGAAAACGGCGTGATCACCGGCACGGGACTGCCCGGCATCACCACCACATACGAAGCGCCATACGTCAGCGCCGCCCGGTGCACGCCGTGCTGGCGGGCATCCATCCGGTTCGCCTGCCACACCTTCCACGGCTCGGCATTATCATCACTGCCCGCCGGACGGTAGCCGTCGACGTACAGGTTCTGGGCGACCACCGTCACGATCAGCGGCAGGATCGCGACTTTCGCCCGCTCGATCAGCCACCGGTACTCGGCCCGCGCACCCCGCGGCACGTACACGCTCGAATGCTTACCGGACATGTAGTTCGCGATCCGCTCAAGGCGTTCCTGCTCCGACGCCCGCAGCTTCAGCAGACGGCCCGCAGTCGACACCGTCTCATCCGCACCCATCACCGCCACGCGCCGCCCACCTCCCTACCCGAACCCATGAACCCGGCCCGTCCGGACCCGCTTCTTCTGCGCCTTCGCCCAGTCCGGCGACGCCAACAACGCCCTGCGCGCCATGTCCGCCAACTGCATCGCCGCGAAGGCGTCCACCTTCTTAGGGCTCTCCCTGCTCTCCTTACCGAAGGACACACCCCAACGATTGGGGCGACGCCGGCAGTTACCGACATGCCGGGCCAGCACCGGGTGCCCGGTGTGCGGCAGACGGCCGTCCTCGATGGCCTGCACCAGAGCCTCAGTCGCCAAGGTCAATTCCTGCTGGCGGCCCCGCATGTCCCAGCCCACCGCCGACTTCGGTGAGGCCCGCACCACGAGCTCGTCCCGGTAAGTCTCGGTCCATTCGTCGATGTATGACTCCCACAGCTTGACGTCGGCGAAGAACGCCCGAACGTTCCACCGGCCGAACGCGTGCGCCACCATGTCGGAGACCTGCTTGCGGTCGACCTCCCAGCCCTTGGCCGCCGGACCGTCCGGGCGCTCCCAGATCCCCAGCGGCTGAACCAGACGGTCCGACAGCCGCATCGCAATCAACGCGGTGGCATCGTCAGTCTTGCCGCCGTCGAACCCGAGCACGATGTCATCGCCGTCCTCCAGCCGATGCTCCGAGGCGCACTTGGCCCAGTCGCCAGGGTCCAGCAGGGCGTCCTCGGCAGCCACTGGCTGGTTCAGCCAGTACCGGCGCGAATCCGACGGCGCCGACTGCGGATCCCAGATCTCGGCGATGATGCCGTCCAGATCCATCCAGTCCGCAGCCGGCCCGTAGGCCGCCTTCAGCCCGGCAAGCAGGGCATCGCGGTCCGCGAGATCCGTACCGTCCGGAGCCTGCCGGTGATCGAAGAGCAGGCCAGCCGCGTCCGCGTCCCTGATCCGGCCCTCACGAATCGCCTTGTAGTAGGTGTGGGTGGCCTCGGCCACCGAGTCCTGGCCAGGCTCGTACATCGTCGACGTCTCAAGGCACCACGGCTCAGCCTCTTTGCGCTTCCTCAAGTTCCGGCGGACCGTGCCGTGCATCCTGCGCAGCTCCGGCAGGACGTACAGGTGCGTTTCGTCGAAGACGGCGAAAGTCTCCTTGCCGCCGTCCTTGGCGGCCGAGCTGGCCGTGGACGGGGTGATCTCGCCGCGCTGCTGGTGCAGGACGATCCTCGACGACGTCTGCGCCGACTTGCCGATGTCGATGCCCGGAAAGTCGTCGCCATGGTGCTCGACGAGGTGCTCCAGCATCGTCGAGACATTGTCGTAAGTATTGCCCGACTGTCCCTCTTCCGTGGCCAGACAGCGGATGAACGGCGACCTGACCGGCCGCCCGACCGGCTCCCCGTCCGCGTCCCAACCAGCGAACCGCACCGGGAAGAGCGCCTCGGCGACCACCAGCATCCCGGCCAGCTCCGACTTCGCCCGGCCCTTCGCTCGGGACAGGAACACCCGGCGGTACATCCGTCGGCCCGTTTCCGGGTCCAGCCGGTAGGCCTTGACGATGAACGCGTAGAACTCGTCGTCCAGCTCGATCGGATCGCCTATCACATCACCGGGGCCGTGGCACAGGTACTCCTCGATGTGCCGGACGATCTCGTGACCGAGGGATGGGAACTCGCCTTCATACTGGGCACCGCGCCACGGCATCGGACCCCCTACACGGCGTCCTCGCTGACGATCCGCAGGTTCTTGCGGCGGTCCGACGTCGACCGCGGCGTCTCCGGAGCGGCAGGCCGGTCAGCCGGAGTCTCGATCTTCAGCTTCAGGCGCATCCGGTCCTCCGGCGTAGCCCCGTACTTCGCGGCCCGCAAACGCACCTCGGATGCGAACTCCCAGCGCCCCTTGGTCCACATGACGTGATGCAGGAGGGCCGTGTCGAGCAGGAAGTCCCAGTCGGTGGCGATGAACGTCTGGGCCTGCGGCGACCGCCGCCAGGTCTCCCACCACTGCACCGTCCGCAGATGCCACGACTCTTGGTCCGGCAGTACGCCCTCCGGCAATTCGGGCCCGCGGACTTCGTCGTCCGCCTCGACCCGCTGCATCTCCGCGTCCCGCGCCTTCGAATCCCGGGCCCGCGAACGCGTCTCCTTCGGAGCGAAACCACGACCAGCCATCAGGGATACCCCCTTCACAGCAAGTCGGCGATCACCTTCGACAGATCGGCCAGCTTCGACGGAGCGTCCTCGAACGGGCAACGGGTGACGGTGATGTAGCGGCCCCGGTCGTACACCTCAACAGCCTTCTCGCCCTGGCGCAGCTTCCGGCCGCGGCCCACCTCGCCGTAGCCCCAGCAGTGCAGGCCGGTGCCCGACGGCGACACCTCGATATAAGTGGCCGGCAGTCGGTCCACGATCTCCCGCGCCCACGGCAGCAGTTCGCCGCCCACCAGGGCATGGTCGAGGTCGATGCATACGAGCCGGTCCTCGGCCGTCAGGACGAAGCCGAGTCCGGCGCCGGCCGTCGAACGGTCAGCAGTCTTGTGCGTTGCCCACGTTGATGGGTCCGTCGACGAAGCCGCCATCACGTTCTGCCCGGTCACGGACAACGGGACCTTGCGGTCCGTGTGGCGGACCCACTGCCGGCGCCGCGTCATCGCCGAGGGCAGCGGATCAGCCGACCGCTTGCGCTCGACGTAGGCGGCGTTGCGGCAACGGCCGGAGCAGAACCGGGCGTTGTGGGCGTGCCGGGCGCCGAGGTGCTCCCGGCAGTGCTCGCAGCGTCGCGTCTTCATGGGATCAGGTTAGCCTCTTGCGTGACGCCAATCAATGGGTTGACCTGGGGAAACTTTGAGGATCCGACCCAACTTCCCTGTAGTGCGAAGTCGATCACCCAATGAGGCGACTAGAGAAACCGCAGGTCAGAGCTTGATCACAAAGACCCCAGTGTCGTGCGCACCGCGCCAAGCTAACGTGCCCGATCGTCAAATTAAGTTGATCTTGGAGGGACCCCCCAGGTGATCTTGAAAAGTTGGATCAAGAAAAGTTTGACCATGATCAATCCAACCTTGATCATCAATTTCATGATCGTGAAGGTCGGTGGATCTTCAAGCTCCTCATCCCAAGCAGACACCCGACGTGGGCCGAAAGCACCTGCCTGCCCGGCTGGTCATGGTCACCGAGGTACCACCTCGACCATGCCGACGACCCGACACAAGCACGAGCCGACGCGGCCACAGCCACGACAGCAGCTACGGCATCAGCCCAGGGTGTGCCTCCGCCGGCCTGGTGCGGGGCGGCTTGGCGTGGGCCACGGCGGACGCCTCACGCCCGGTCTTCTGGTCGTGATGCCACTGGCAGAGGGCCCACAGATTTGCTTCGCTGTGGTCGTCCACGCCTTGGGCTGCGTTGATTTTGTGGTCGACCTGGTTGGCCGGCTCCCCGCAGATTCCGCCGGTGATGAGGGGCCATTGGCAGGCGTGCCTGTCGCGGCGCAGGATGCGGGCCCTGATCCGGGCCCAGCCTTTGGGTAGCGGGGCTGAGCGCCTGCCTTGGCTGGGCATCAGCCGTTGCCCTTGCTGTCGCCGCCGCGGGTGGCGCGGTGTGCTACTTCTTCGCCTGCCGCGTGGCCTGGCCTGGCGCCTGTGGCTCGCACGTGCAGGTTGGAGCAGAGGCCCTTCACGATGCTGGGGCTGACGTGCTTGCCGAGCTCGACGACACAGCGGTCGAAGCTAAGAAGTCGCCGGGAACTCCCCATTGGATCTTTGCTGCGCCTTCGCCGTGCGCCCAATATTCCATCAGGCGTTCGGTTGCTGCGACGTCTCCTGGGGTTGCTTCACGTCCTGCGACCATGTGGCATCACCTCCTCTTCCGCTCGGCTGGAACGTCGTCAGCTCGGCGCCTGTCCGGGTTCGGTCGGCGGGTTGTCGACGCGCTGGATGGTGGCGCCGAGATCGTCGGGGAGGGCGTAGCAGAGGCCGGCTGCGTCGGAGAACAGGGCCCAGCCGTCTTGGAATTCGAGGGTGAGCTGGGGGTCTTCGATGACGACTTCTTCGCCTGCTTGTCCTGGCTGGCTGATGACGTAGGCGGGCATGGCTGCGTCCTCCTTCAGCCGTTGATGAGCTTGAAGAGGTGGTCGGCAGAGGCTTCGTCGAGCGGTGGCCTGTCGGCGATGCGGGTGATGATCACGCCGAAGTGGGCTGGGATCACGGCGCAGGGGCCGTTCGAGTCAGCGAAGAGAACCCACTCGCCCTGGACGGTGAGCGTCAGATCGTCGCCTTCGACGATGCTGTCCCGGTGACGGTACTCGTGCGGGAAGGTCAACTGGTACGCAGGCATGGGGTCCTCTCGCTTCGGTCCTTGCCCTGCCAGCCGCCACTCATCGCTGCTCCTCGGTGTCGCGTCCACACCAAGAGCATCGGCGGTCTAGGCCGCGCCAGGGTTTGCCGTGCCGTCCTCGACGGTGCAGGTAGCGCATCCGGGAGGCGTAGATGCGGGAGTGGACCGCTACGTAGACCCTGTGCAGGCCTCCGCCCTCACGCTTGAAGCTGGGGATGCACTGGTAGCAGAGGTCGAGGATGCGGGCCATGGCGCGGGCTCCTTGGTCAGGCTGTGAGTGCGCGCCTGATGCCTTCTTCGAGTTCGATCTTCGGCTGGTAGACGTCGAGCATGCGCTTGGGGTCGCAGACGCGGTGGTGAACGCCCTGCGGCGCAGTCGCAAGGTGCTTGATCTCCGGCGTGTATCCGGCGGCCGCGGTTACGAGGCCAGCGAGTTCGTCGAACGAGACCGCTCTGCCCCAGCCGAGGTTGATCGGCCCGTGCACGCCTTGGTCGACGGCTGCGAGGGTGGCGCCGACGAGGTCGTCGACGTGGATCCAGTCGCGTGTCGAGCTGCCGTCTCCCCACACCTCGAACGGATCCTGCCTGGCTCTGGCTCGGGCGATGAACGCCGGGAACGGGTAGGCCTCGTGCTGGTCCGTGCCGTAGCCGGAGAACGGCCTGAGCACCGTCATGCGCGTACCCTCGGCCGCCGCGTACTGGCAGAGCTGCTCCCCGGTCAGCTTGGCCAGTCCGTAGGTCGCGTCGGGCCGGCCGAGCTGCTCGTAATCGATGTCGTCCTCAACGAGCCGGCGGATGTCGCCGGGTTGCTGGAGCGCGACCGGGTAGGCGGCCGAGCTAGAGAAGTACACGGCGCGCGGCGTACCCGAGCGGGCGAGCCAGCGCATGTACCAGGCGTCGAGCGCCAGGTTTGTGGCGACTCCGAGCGGGGAGCCGTCGATGCTGGCCCGGCCTCCGACGATGGCCGCGCAGTGGATCGCAAGGTCGAAGTGCTCGCGATCCCGTAGGAAGAAGTCGAGGGCGTCTCTGCCATAGACGATCGGGGAGACGTTGAGGTCGATCGCAAGAACGTCGTCACCCCGCTCGCGCAGGGCCTGGTGCAGGTGACGGCCGACGAACCCGGCGGCACCGGTCAGGAGGACGCGCATCAGTCCTCCCCGCATTCGGTGGCAGTGTGCCAGAGGCCGTCGTGGACGGCTTCCTCTGGAAACCGTCTGACGGTTGGCGAGCTAGCCCAGTCGACGCGTTCACGGAAGTCATGGGCGTGGGACCCGAAGATCAGCAGGTCGGCGACCCATTCACCTTCGTAGCCGTTAGAGCAGCCGTCGTAGGGTTCGCGGCGCAGATGGTGCGGTAGCGAGGTGACGAACGCGGCGCGGCAGGGCGCTGTGGTGATCGTACCGTCGGCGTGCTGCGTAATAGCCGTGTGGTGGACGACGTCACCGACACGCACAGGGGGTTGGGCGTTCATGCGGCTTTGACTGCCTTGTACACGCCCCACGGCAGCTCGCTGTCGACGGGCTCCAGGCCGATGCGGGTGCAGGCATCGGCCTGCTGCTCGCGGGACCAGGTCGTGACGCCGATCCAGTGGCTGGCTTCCGAAGGCTGGTCGCTGAGGGGCCAGTCGAGGACGAGCAGGCCGCCCAGCTTCGTCGCCGCTCGAAGCTTGGTGATGATGTCGAGGCAGTCGGCATAGCTGTGGTGGATGAGGACGGCGAGCGCATACACGGCGTCCATGCGGCGCCGCCCGAGGTGCGCGGCAATGCCGTCGGCCGCAGCGTGCACGGTCGTTACGTCAGGGGCGCGGTCGGTGAGCCAGTCGAGCATCCGCTGCGACGAGTCGACGGCCGTCACCTCGTAGCCGAGCCCCGCCAGGGGGATGGCGACGCGGCCGTCGCCACAGCCGAAGTCCATGACCTTGGCGCTGGCGGGGATGACGGTGGCGAGCATGGCGGCCTGCTGCTGCCCGGACTCCCAGTACGCGTCTTCGGAAACGCGGCGGAGCGGGTGGATCGCGGCGGGGTCGGCCTGGTCCCAGGCCTGGATGACGTCAGCGGCAGTCACGGGGGCCTCCTCGTTGACTACGATGGTTCCGAAGGAGCATCGATCGGCAGATCACCGGTCGATCACCGGCGCCCCGCGCGAACCCGTGCTCCCGGGTTGGGTTGAACCCAGGGGCGCCACCAAGTTCAGCTCGCCTCGACGAGCAACCGGAGCTTCTCAAGGTCGGTGTCGAGGCCGCCCTCATCCCGGTAGGCGTAGTAGGCGGCGCTGTCGGCTCCGACCTGTTCGGGGCTGTTGCACTCCTCGTAGCCCTGATCTAGGTCCGCCTTGCCCGCCGCCGGGTGGAGGTGCTCGATGACCATGTCGTCGAGGTAGGTGATGCGTCCCATGCCCTTGCCCCACTCCAGCCACACAAGATCCACGCACAGGTGCACGAATGCTGAGGGCGCCATGAATCCGAGCGTCGTGACGATGTCGGAGGTCATGGCGACGGCTGTGGGCATCTGCTCGCCCATCAGCAGGTCGTTGCCGTAGACGATGCCGGGGCCGCCGGACAGGCAGATGCGGATGCGGGCGTCCCAGGCCTGCTCGGCAACACGGGGCCGGTGATCATCGCCCATGAATCCGAGGAACCGGTACTTCGATGCGGCCTTCACGGCCTGCTGGTTGAGCGTGCCCACCAGCCGACGCCGCTTCCCGAACACGAACCGCACCCGGCCGTCAGCCTTGTACGTGGCGGCGTGCGCCTTGTACCCGGCGAGCTCGGGGTCGTCGGTGTCCACGGCGAACAGGACGTCCGCGGTGGCGCCGGTGTCGTCCCACGCCTGCATGATCTCGGGGATCGCCTGCGGACGGCCGCGGGTCGGGATGATGACGAGCAGATCGTCGGCCATGACGCCCCCTCTCAGATCACGCGGATGCGGCCGGAGCGTTCGACGGGGGTCTCGGCTCCGGCGGTCCAGGTCGCCCACACCCAGTAGGTGCCGGGTGTCAGGGTGAGCGCGCCGCCGTCGGGACCGACCATGATGCGGGCGTACCCGGAGTGCCATTCGGCTGGATGCCAGTCCCCGCTCGCCGGGTCGCTGTTGCCTGCGAGGAACGCCATCTTCGGCGGATCCGTGAGCGTGACTGGGCTGCCGTCCGCGCTGGCCGTGACGGACACTTTGACGAACTCGGTGGACGTCGCTGCTAGGTCCACGGCGCACCCACCTCCCAGTCGCTGTCCGGTTCCGCGGTGTGCTGCTCGACGACGGGTTCGCCGACGGTCCAGCCGGTTTGCGGGCCACCCACGGTCCAGCCGGTGGCCGGGTCTCCGACGGTCCAACTGCCTTGCGGCTGGCCGACGGTGTAGTCGATGTCGTCGGGCAGGCCGCCTGCGGCCAGCGGCAGGGCGGTGTCGTGTTCAAGAGCGCCGACGAGGACGAGCCGCTTGGCCGGGGTGAGCGGACGGGCAGTGCTGGTATCGGCGGCCGGCGTGAGCACGATCCGCTTGAGCGTGCCGAGCGGACGGGCCGTATCAACGCCCGACGCGGGGCCGAGTCCTGGGGAGCCCGACGTGCTGAGGGCTTGCGCGGTGCCGGTTTCCAGGGCGGGATCGAGCGGCAACTGCTTGCGTCCGGTGACGGCTTGAGCTTGCTCGATGCCGTCGGACGTGGTGAGCGGGCGGGACTTGGTTGCGTGTAGGGGCTGGGCGGTGCCTGTCTCCACGGCAGGTGCGAGCCGTCCGGGGACGGTCAGCGGCTGCGCCTGGCCTGTTTCGGCGGCGGCGCCGAGCGCGGTCGTTTTGACGGCGGCCAGCTGCTGCGCGGCACCGGTGTCGACTGCGGGGCCGGCCGTGGCCTGCTTCCGCCCGGTGAGGGCTTGTGCCGTCTCGGTGCTGCCCGCGGTGCCGACTGGCTCCGTCTTGCTGCTGCCGAGCGGTTGTGCCGCGCCGGCCTCGTCTGCCGCATTCAGGGCGGCGGTCTTGACGCCGACGAGGGGCTGGGCGGTGTCGGTCGTCTCACTGGAGGTGAGCGGCCGGGCCTTGGCCGTACCGAGCGGCTGTGCCTGGCTGGTCTCCTGGGCGTTGTCGAGCCGCCCGGGGATACCGAACTGCTGGGCTTGCCCAGCTTCTTCTGCGGTTCCCAGGAGGAGCGTCTTGCGGGCGCCGAACGCTTGGGATGCGTCGCTGGCGAAGGCGGTTGTTGCAGCGTTCCGCTTGGTACCGGCGGCGCTTTGTGCCGCTTCGGAGGCCGAAGCGCATCCGAGGCCGAAGGCCTTGACCGTGCCCAGCGGTTGGGCTTCGTCGGTCGAGGCTGCACCGGTGAGGGGCCGCTTGGTGCCGAGCGAGAGCGCGGCCTCTACGCTCTGCGCCGCGGCCAGCGTCGCGTGCTTGGCTCCCTGCAGGGGTTGGGTAGCTTCGGTCGCTTCAGCCGGGGCGAGTGCGGCCGTCTTCACTGCCTGGAGGCCCTGCGCCGCGTCCTCGCCCGACGCTGGGGCGAGAGCTGCGGTCTTGGCCGCGGTGACGGTCTGCGCCGCCTCTGCGGCTTCGGCCGTCCCGGCGGCTGTGCGCTTGGCTGCGCCGAGAGGCTGGGCCTGGCCGGCTTCGTCCGCCGTGCCGAGTGCGGCCTGTTTGGCCGCCGCTGCGGGCTGTGCGGTCTCGGTGGCTGCCGCTATGCCGAGCGGGGTCGTCTTGGATGCCGGGAGCGTCTCGGCGCCGGCGGTCTCCTGCGCCGTCCCCAACGCCGCGACGATGGGCGGGGTGTTGAGGTTGTCGAACTCGACGAAGTCGGTCGTGCCCGAGTCGCGGTGGGCGATCAGCTGGAGTTGCAGCGTCGTGCTGCTCACCCAGGCGGGGCTGCTGTCGGCGCGCTGCACCGTCCAGGTCACACCGTCCGCGCTGGTCTCCCAGTACAGGAACCCGCTGGTCTCGCGGATGCGGAGCCAGGCGTGGTCGACGGGGTCGTAGGCGAGGAACACGTCGCCGGGGTCGGCCCAGCCGGTCCGCATGAACAGCGACAGAACACCCACGGTGGTGTCGACGTTGACGCCAATGTCCGTACCGGCAGTCCCCGACAGGATGACGATCTGGGAGGCGGCAGCGTTGGCGGCGGGCCACATGCGGACGGACACCTGGCTGCCTGCGAGGGTCCAGGCTGCGGCGGTGGTCAGGTTGTTGTAGTTGGTGTCGCACTGAATGCGGGCGTGGCCGCCGCTCTCGTCGTACACGCCACCGGACGCCGGCCACAGAGCGGTGTCGATGGTGTCGGAGTCGAACCGGTCCTTCAACTGCTCCAGCGGACGCCCCGCGCTTTGCGCGGTGCCCGTCTCGGCGGCCGGCGTAAGGCTGGCCGTCTTGCTGGTCGCGGAAAGCTGCGCCGTCTCGAACGACGAGGCGGCCCCTGCGGGCAGGACCTTGCCGCGTCCGAGGGCTTGAGTGGCGTCGGTTTCGCTGGCGGCGCCGAGGCTGTGCGCCTTCGATCGCGGGAGGGGCTGTGCGGTCTCGGTGGAGCTGGCGGTGCCGAGCGTCCGGGTCTTGCTGCGGCCCAGGGCCTGTGCGGTGTCGGTCTCGGTCGCAACGCCCAGGGCGTGGGTCTTCGTCCGGCCGAGCGCCTGGGCGGTGTCGGTCTCGGAGGCGAGGGTGAGGGTCTGCGTGACCGTGGTGACCTTGCGGACGCGCCGTACCCGGCCGGGCCCCCAGGTCACACCGGGGCTGTCCTCGGTGGTGGTGCCGGTGCCGCCGGTCAGGGTGAAGCTGTTGCCGGAGTAGTCGGCGGTCTCGCTGTGGGTGAGCGGGTACCAGGCTTTGAGGTTGGCGGTGCGGGCGGGCAGCCAGGAGAGGCGTTCCTGCTCGAAGTCGGCGGCGCCGAGGGTGACGCCGGTCCAGATCTTCACTCCGGCGATGGCGCCGTTGAGCCAGTCGCCGTTTTCGTGGTGCTCGCCGAGGATGATGCTGGTGGCGGTTGTGGTGGTGCTGCCGGTGGTCCAGGTGACGGCGGTCGGGGAGCTGGTGGTTGTCAGGGCGCGGGCCCACAGGGAGCCGCTGGCGCCGTTGGTGGAGCAGGAGATGAAGTACCAGGTGCCGACGGTCAGCGCGAATGATCCGAAATTGTTGACTTCGTCGTAGAAGCGGAGGCTGGTGCCGTCGACGTCGGTGGCGATCGACCAGTATTCGGTGGCGCTGGAGCCGATCGACAGGAACGTGGAGACGGCGTTCCGGTCTGTGCTGATCTTCAGCCAGCCGCAGGCGGAGATCTGTGACTGTGATCCCAGGGACGTGGTGGTGTTGTAGTCCTGGCCGTCTGCGGAGAACCTGACGGCCACGTCGGCCCCCTACGTGTCGCTGTATGTCAGCCGGGCCTGCAACAGCCACGCGTCGTTGGCGAGGGTGTCGGCGGCGTTGGAGCCGATCCTCTTGATCCGCACCCACACGATGTCGGACGCGGCGACCGTGTCGAGGTTGGAGATCGTGACGGTGGCGGTCATGACGCGCTTGCCGACCGTGCCCAGGTGGCTGGAGTCGACGGTCTGCGCGGTGGCGAAGGCCTTCGTTGTGACGTCCTGCGTGTCGGTCCCGGCGGTGATCGCCGCGATGGCGGCCTCCCAGCGCACGCTTCCGGAGGTCGCGTTGTCGGCCTGCCACAGCACATCGCAGGTGATGGTGGGGTTCGATGCCCCGTACCCGAACGAGTCGATCTTCCAGAAGGCTGCCTCGTCGAGGGACGCGTCGTAGCGCAGCCCGGACACCGGGAAGTTCGTGCCGTTGAACTTGTCGAACTGGGGGTACGTGCTGCCCAGGTACTGGGCCTGCTCGGGGTCGAGGTCGAGGCGGATGTTCGCCATCAGCCGTCCTCCTGCGCCCGCAGCTTCCCGGCCCGCCGCATCGCGACGTAGCAGAACAGCAGCGTCTTGAACGTCAGCGAGGCGGTGCCGCGGAACGGCTGCGGCAGCGCGGTGTTGAACGAGGCCTGGTTCGCTTCGATCCAGTCGTCCGTCGCCGCGACCGCGGCAGCGAGATCGGTCTTGGTAATGCCGGAGCAGTCCAGGGTGACCTCGCGCATGAACTGCGCCAGGCAGCGGGCCCGGTTGGTGGCGTCGAGCGCCATGATCAGGCCGCCGACGTGCTGCGGTAGAAGTCGTTGACAGTTGCCGTCACGTCGGAGCCGTCCGGAGTGATCGGGAAGTCGCACTTCACCAGCGGGATCAAATCGGAGTCCGTGCCGGTGGTGGTGTCCGGGTCGTAGCAGATGACAATGGCAGAGATCGCGTTGCCGGTCGCCGCGGTCCACGTGATGTCCGCGCAGTCCACGGAGACCCGGTCGTTCGTGTTGTCGACGGTCACAGTCACCGAGGCGAGCGTTTTACGGCCCATGGTGGTCTGCTCGTTGGAGGCGCCGGCCAGCAGGGTGGACAGGTCGGCGTAGTCGCGCATGGTCGCGTCGGACACGATGCCCGTCGTCTCGATGGGCACGGCAATCAGCCCGTCGTTGGCGGCGGGGAGCTCGGCGTAGTACTTGACCTTGCCGAGGGCGATGTTGAAGACGAGGGCCACGGCAGTCTCCTCAGGGTCCGGCGGATACGGCCGGGGTACTCGCCGAAGGCTGGCCGCTGGTGGGGTCGGCTGACGTCGGCTGGGTCGTG